TGCTCTTCCGATCTATAGCCACGGAAGTTGAGTGTGCCGCCGTAGGTAACGCCATCGTATGCGCTCAGTTCCTGCTCGATTTTGCCGACGATGATGCCGGAGTTCTTATCCAGCAGACGCTGAACCTTTTCCATGTTCAGGACGGCATCGTACACATCGGCGCCCAGCAGCAGGTCAACGGCGCGCAGGCCGCGCTTGGACAGCAGACGGCACATGGCAGGAACATCGCCGAAGAAGTCGCCGGTATCCTCAGACCACTTGTGCGCCACAGTGTACAGGTGGTCATTCTCGTGGCCGGGGTTGTAGAACTTCACGACCTTGGCCTCGCCCTTGGTCTGGTTGTCGATCATCTCCTGCATGGTGCAGCCGTTCTCCAGCATGGTCTGTGCACACATCCACTCCTCGGTGCGGATGATGCGGTTGTCCATGTCCACGAGGTCGTTCTGAACCAGCCTTGCGGCACGCTGGGCGGGAGAGCTGTTGGCGTAGATGGCCTCGCCGAAGCCGCGCTTGGTCAGATCATCGGCGGACAGTTCGCGGCTCACGCCGATAGCAGCAGGCTCGAACTCGTGGATCTCGTAGCCCATGCGCTCCATCGGGATTGCGCCGACACGAGGACCAACGAACGCGGCCATCTTGCGGTCACCATCCATGTACTCGGTCAGAACCTTGTCGGAGTTGAAGATATCGCCGTCATCGGTGCCGAAGTAGCGGTCACGGAAGAAGGTCTGTCTGGGAACGGCGCGCCGCTGCACAGCCATCAGAGTGTAGGTATCGAAAAAATTCAGTTCAGCAGGCATTGTTATATCCTCCTTACAGTGCGGGTGCAGCGGCCTTGAAGACGATGCCACCGTTGCGCAGGGCATCCTTGTCAGCCTCGGTCATGGTGTATCTGTCGGCCACGATAACCTTGTTGGAGTTGAAGCAGCCCATCAGGTACACCGGGGCAATCACATCGTCAGTGGTACCAACGGCCACGTCATCACACAGGATGCAGTAAGCGGTAAGCACCTCATTACTGGCAGCAGCGGTGCCCAGCACGACCAGCTTGTTATCGCCAGCAGTGCCGCCGGACTTAGCCAGAACGGTGCCGCGCTTGATGGTATCGGCCTTGGACAGCTTGCGGATGGTGCCGCCGCTGACAACCAGCTTGGGGTTGATGTCGGCGATCAGGCCATCAAATTCCATGGTGCCGAGAGATTTGCTCAGTTCGCTCATAGTAGTGTTCCTCCTCACTTCTTGTCATCGTCGAGCAGTTCGGCGACGGCTGCTTCGGCAGCAGCCATGCGCTCGGCCTGCGTCTTGGGCACATTGCCCTTTGCATCGGGCAGAGATTCCGGGCTGCCAGATGCAGACGCGCCCGGAACAGCTTCCACGTTCTGTGCACCAGATGCGGCGTTGTCCGCTGCCAGATTCTTCAGAAACTCATGGCCCTGCGTGGCAGCAGCCTTGGCGGCGCGGAACGACAGTTCGCGAGCATCGCAGGCGGTCTCACCGTACTTTGCCTCCTGCACCAGAGCAGGGTCAAACAGGCTTGCCACCGAATCAATCTCGGCCAGACGGTTGCGCTCTGCAATCACGGCTGCATCAACTGCGGCCTGCGGGTTTTCCGCTGCGGGGGTTGCAGGGGTGGGATTTGCATTGTTTGCCATAGTGGATTGTCCTCCTTCGTTGGACTGGGCGGCGGGTGCCGCCGGTGTATTTGCAGCAGCGGCAGCAGGTGCAGCCGCTTTAGCCATAGGGATGTTGTCGGGAAGCTTCACGCCCGGCATCAGGTGCAGGGCGTGGCCCTTGGCGTAGATGGTCTGGCGGTCTGCGCTTGCGGAAATTGCCACAGGCTCGGCATCGTCCAGCAGTTCATCGGCAAAGCCTTTTTCGATGGCTTCCTTGCCTGTCATGTAGGTAGTGTCGCCCATCATGTGTAGCAGCACGGTTTCGGAAAGCCCGGTCTTGCGCTTGTAGATAGCCACTTGGCTCTTGTCCCACGCATCATTGGCTTCTGCCGCCTTGCGCAATTCATCGGCGTTGTAGCTGCCAAAGAAGCGGGACCAGCACTTGTGAATCATCACAAGGCTGCTGGGGTTTGCCTTGACGGTATCGCAAGCGCACATGATAAGACTGCCACCAGACATAGCCACACCATCCACAATACAGGTCAGCTTCGTGCCCTTAGCGGCCAACTCACGCAGCCTGTTGTGAATCAAGATGGAAACGCCAGCATCGCCGCCCAGACTGTCCATGCGGATGGTGATCTCCGAGCAGTGCTCGACCTGCTGCAAGTCGGACAGGAACTCGCTCTCGATGATGTACTGCCCCGGAATCGGTTCGTCAGTCCACCAGTCGATAGGCTGTGTTTCCACGATTTCGCCGTACATGGTGATATCGGCGGTCTGGCCATCGGTACTGGCCATCGCATAGCAGGGTCGCTGGATGCTCACCTGCGGGCTGTTATTCGGTTTGGGCATTTTGTGTACCTCCCTGTGTTGTGATGCTGGCGGTGGTTTCGATTACGCCCTCGCTGCCAGCGGCTTTCAGCATCTCGTTTTCACGAGCCAGCTGTTCGGCGTTTTCTTCCCAGTCGCCGCCGCCCATTTCACGGGTGACCTGCTCGTGGGTGCGGAAGCCGTGGTGGGTCTGGAGGATTGCTGCCTCGACCTCTTTCTGTGGGTCAAGACTGCCCTGCACAGGGCCAATCCAGCGGGCACCGCACCACGCTGCACGGAGCAACGGGTCATCAAAAAAGCCCGGAGCGATTACTCGCCCACGGGCTACGGCCTCCGCCAGCCAGATTTCATACGCAGGCTGGCAGAAGCTGTCCACCAACCATGTACGGCGCATCTTAAACGCCTCCCATGCCTCCAGCAGGGCGGCGCGGCTTGCCGAGTAGCTGGCGTTGAACTCTTTCAGCAGCAGTTCATACGGCATCTCAATGGCACCGCCCATAAGTTTGCACAGCGTTTTGACGAACGTATCGAAGCCAGCGGTCGGAACATTCGGGCTGCCGAACTTGATATCCTCGTCCTTGCCGAGGTGGAACACCTGACCGGGTCCCATCTCGTATTCATTCTCGCTGTGGCTGGCATTGTCGGTCTGCGGATTATCCACCGGAACGCCGTTCAGGTCGCCGCCGCCCACCTCGCTGAACGGAATACCGTTCTTGGCTGTATTGCTTACGATCCACGCGGTGAAATAGCTCTGAACCAGCGCAGCAATCAGTTCCGATTCAGTGTATCTGCGCAGCTGGAGCAGCGGTTCGATGATGGGTGCAATGAGCGGAACGCCGCGGTACTGGTCAGGGCGTTCCGATTCCATGATGTGCAGGATCTGGGGCAGCCCGGTCTTTGCGCCAACCGCTTCCACCCGCTGCCATGTGGTCGTATCGCTCTTCCACTCGTGCGGATAGGTGTTGCGCACCCAGTAGGCCACGATTGCGCCGCTGCTGTCTACTTCCACGCCGTCATAGATTTTATTGTCGTTGCTGGGATTCTTGCCCTCAGTGTAGCCCAGACCATCCAGCAGACCGCCGCACTTGTCTGGGGTGGACACTCGGTCGGCCTCCACCAGATGCAGCCGCAGGCCATAGGGATGCAGCTTGTCCGGGTTGCGGATTTTCACCACGGCGAACACATCGCCGCTCATGAGCCAGCTTTTCAAGGCCAGCTGCTGCAAACCGTAGAAGTTATTCAGCCCCATGGCATCACAGCTGCGACGGTTCTCTGCCCAAAGCCGGAACTCCGCCTCGGTCTTGGTCTGCCATTCTTTGGCTGCCTCCGGGGAAAGCCCCAGCACATCCCTGTCAACAGTAGCTTTCAGGGTCAGGCCAGTGCCGACCACCTTGGTACGGTTTGTGTTGATGGCACTCGTGGCAATCGGTGCGCTCATGTAGAGCATCCGGCTGCGCTGCCGCAGGGTGTCGGCATTGTCGTGTATATCGTTGCTCGGCGAGTTGCTGTTGGGGAAGAATGCCCGCAGCGCGCGCCGCTTGTAGGATGCGCCCGCTTCGCTGTATCCGCTGGCTTGCGGTGCAGCAGTGACGCGGTATCTGACGCTCAAAAGTAATCGCCTCCGTAAATTTCAAACTAAGCGGGCTGGCTGGGGAAAGGAGTAAAAAGCAGCCAGCCCGCGGC